CGCCTTATTGGACAACTGCGTTTCAACATACTCTAACCCAGCGGCACCAATTTGCTCCTTCGTTACCTGATGGGGGTTAGTAAAGTCTGCCTTGTGGTTATCGATCTGAGTTTGTAGGTTACCAGCCGCATCCTCGGTGAGCTGCCCCTTCATGGCATTAAACCAAGTATCAAATGCGGCTTGATTGACAGCACGATCTTCCTGGCCCGCTGCCTGATACTGCTGATACAGCGTGGTGGTATCCACTTGCTGAATGACACCGGTCACGAATCCACAGACTGTTTTATCCAGACGCGTATCCGTGATGTTTGACCCGGTTATAGCTTCAGCCAGCGCATTGATCCGTACCTGTGCCAAACAAAGTTCTTCTACATACTCGGTATTTTCCAGAGCAGGGGCAGTAGGATCGATAGCAGGCGTTCCCTTTTTGATGGTGATGATCACATTTCGGGCAATGTCATTCCGATCCTTCCGAAGCACCACGAGATCAATTCTGTTGAGCAACACATCGCTTGGAGAAATGGCCAGCGACTCCACTGCATCGCTCTCAACCCACTTGCCGTCGCTGAAAAAAGCCCGACCTGGAGCGACCTGGACGCTCATGTCCGTGCCGGTAGCAGTCACGGCAAATTGTCCTCGAAGGTTCGCTAAAATGCCGCGACTGACGATTCCAGAGAAATACCGGCTCATATGCTCGGCGTTGTAACGGCGGTCCCCGCCTATGCTATTAAAATATCCATACGTGACAGCCATCAGCTATCAACCTCCCAATCGCTGAAGGTCGGCACATAGTGCCGCCCAGTCTCGTCTTCAGATTCAATCATTTCCACAATGCGGGCATGAGCGGTGATCCCATACTTGGTAACCACCTCAACCACGTCGCCAACATCGAAATCCTCTTTGTATTTGTAAGTGTGAGTGATTTCCACCTCACCAGCAAAGTTTGTCACCATCTGAGCTGCTGCCAACGCCTCTCTCCCGGCTTCTACCATAAGGGCAGTGTATTGTGTCGCAGAGATTTCTTCGTTGTTTGTAGACAGGTTTCGAGCGTCTACATACACCTCACGGCGATTGATCCCTGATGGAATGGCAGATGCCGCAACTTCTGTGGTTTTGCGGTCAAGCCCTTCGCCCTCGCCCGCCACCAGCGCCACATTTCGAGCGTTGGTTATGGCTGTGGCATATTCGGAGCTGATGAGATTATCAAACTCAGCAGAAAATACTACATAGGCCACTGCTGTTTGACTAAAGGAACGGTTTACCCCACGATATAGGGAGAATACCAACTGCCGATCTTCATTCAAGGTCATCTTAAAGCCATAGTCATAGGCTTCACAAAGCTCGATGATTTTTGTCAGGAGGTTGTCCCCGGTGGTTTGCATCTCAAAGGTTTCGCTGAACCCTACAGCAGGGGCCAACACCAATCCAGGAATGGCTCGTCGCTGGTTAGAGGGAGTAATGGCCGCCTCATTGATCAGCCGCCGGATACCTGACTCCACCGTTCCGGTTAGGATCGTCTGCTGCCATATGATACGACGGTCCAGGATGCTCTCGGCGGACCGGCCGGAGATAATCAACGTGTCGCCTTGATCCGTACTGGTAGTGATTTTGATTTGCTCGATGACGCCCACCATGTCATCGTCCTCACGGATCACGTAGTGTCCTTGGCGGAACAGCGCCACCGTGGCTGCATCTGCCGCAGCGCATATCTCAAAGTCCCCGGCTCTGTTATAGCGTGGTGTCCAGATTACAGACGTCGATACATCGAAGATGCCCATCCGCTCAAAGCTGGCATTCAGTATCCACAGATCCATAGGCTACACCCCCTCATACTGATTCACATGATGGAATTGCACGCCCATAAATTCCTGACCGCTATCTGCGGTGTAGGTGAATCCGCTGCGTCCAGGCGGCAGCTGAAACCAGTCTGCTCCGGGAACCAAATCATTGATGATGTTGGTGGTGACGCCTGCACGGGTCAGCTCGATCCGCTTTGCGCCACGATTGGTATTGATGCGGATGCGGTCCCCCGCCTGTAAGCTGGTCCCCAGCTCCATGCTTCCATGCGTATCCGCATTATACAGGGCAGGTGCTTCCACGGGACCGGTAGCTGTGATCTCAATCACGACACCGGTATCAACATCCCCCTGATTCTCCACAGCGATAGCACCCGTCTTTTCAATAGAACTGAATTCCACCCCTTCCGCGCCAATGGCGAAAGGAAACTCAAAGAGGGCGATGGTCTGAGAGATGTCGGTGATGATCTCTCTGATACTCCGTAGATATGGGTAAGGGCAGAGGATGGAAATTTGCATCTTCTGCCCCAACTCAAACTGGTCGTTGTCTATAGCCTCGACGTAGCCCTCGCAATAGACATCCCGGGTGTCGTTGGTGTAATGGATTTTGCAATACTGCTTCACCCGAGCGTACCGATATAGGGCAATTCGGTTGCGTTCTACATCCCGGAGGAATTGGATGGTAATGACCACGGCCCGCGAATCCACGCGGGCATTGTTGAACCGAGATCCGTCCGAAGCGCCATATGGCGATAGGCTGACAACGGCAGGTGGTGGATTCAATCCACTATATCGAATCACAGCGTAGTCCCGGCTTTGGGTAAGACATAGCACGTCCCCCGCCTGGTTTTCTATGTTTAGCGTGAACACCGATTACACCCCCTTTGCAAATTCAAACTGGCTCTTGGTCTGTCGGTAGATCTCAAGACGGGACAGGGCCTTCGGACTGTAATTATTTTGCACGAAGTTATTGACCACTGGCGCCGTTGTCTGATGGCCCGTGGCCATGCTATTTTCTTTTACCAGCGCCCCCTTGGCCACGCTTAATGAACCACCATCCAAGCCAATGCTACCCAACACCTCATTGACGGTAGACCGCAACGCTCCAATGCGACTTTTGAAACCAGTGGATAGATTCGCCACCGCACCTTTACCGATTGCCGTGAATCCACTGTTCTGATCCACAGCTTCTGCTAACATACCTTTGCCCAATTCCACAATACTGTTCAATGCATATTTGGCATTTCTCCGTATACCATCTGCGGCCCCTACAGGAATCCACTTAGCAGCCTCAACGAAAGCCCGGGACGGCGAAGCTATGCCCAGATTGCCCTTAAACCTCGACAACAGGGTGTTGGCAATATTACCTATGTTGCTAAACAGGGAACCCTTTTTTTCGTCCATTCCACTGTTGACGCCGTCGAGTGAGTAACTTCCAGCCGCCTTGAAATCCGAATATTTATCCCGGATAGCCGCGGCCGCTTTTTTTGCCACTTCTTCACTGACGGTGTAGGCTTTAGGGCCAACACTCTCCATTCCGGCAATAGAAGCATCGGCATTCTCGCCGCCGGCGGCGCTGAATTCTCCACGCTTGGAATTGATAGCATCAACCATGCGGTTTTGGATTACGGAGAAGATATCCACCTGCTGGTCACCTTTGAGCTGGGTAGTACTCTTGCTGGCCTCCAGTTCGCCCTCCAACTGTTCCAACCGTTTTCTGGAAGCTTCGACCTGCGCGTCGTACATCTCTCCGTTTTTGCCCTTTTGAAGCTCCAACAGATTGTTGAGTTCAGCCCGCTCGTTATCAACCTGTTCCTGAAGGGATAAGGTGCGTTTCTCCCCGTTTTCCTCATAGCTTTCAGTCAAGCGGCCGTTGACCTTTTCGATTTCCTCTGCCTTCCCGGAGGCAATGGCGGCAGCATCGCTCTCATACTGGGCGATAGTCTCATTATATCCGCTGACGACTTCAAGCTGGCCATCGTATAGCTGTTCACAGGAAGCCGCGTGAGCCGCCAGAGAAGCGTACTCACTGTTAAACGTAATCTCCTGTTCGGATAAGCCCCGGGCTTCAAGCTCGCGCCGTTTTTCGTCCCGCTTTACCTGTGCATCAAGCATATCCGTTTCCAACTGGTTCAGTTTGGTCAGGGCTGCGGTTTTGTTCTGCACCGCCTGTTTATATCCTTCTTCCTGAGCATCAAGGATAATCTGCGCACGCTTCTTGGCAATGAGCAGGTCAATGGACTGGGACAGCTCATCGTACTTTTGAATCTGTCCATCCACAATCTCTATTTCAGTACCCAGCGCTTCAGACAGTTCTCCCGTGATGAATGATGCCCTGGATTCATATCCCTCCTTGATTTTTCCGTTGGCGTCTACGATCCCCTGAAGTTCATCCCATAACCGTTTGGTATGGTCGATCTCCGCGACACCGCTTGCCATCTGCTCATTCTGCTTGTCGATAAGTTCCTGGCGGGATTTGATTTCTTCATCAATGGACTTTTTTATCTGGTAATGACTGCCCTCGCCCAATGCCTGCTTCAAGATATAGGCTCCCAATGCTACAGTAGCGCCGACGATCAAGCCGGTCACCATCTTCCATGGTGTAGCCGACTTTGCGATGTTGAGAAGCTTCTGGGCTTTTTCTGCCATCGTCAGATTCTTGGTGTGGACTACCAGCGCAGCATCTTGGGCCAGCGTCTTTACCCGTTGAGCAGCGGCCAAGGAGATGGAGAGCTTGCTTTCCTTGTTGGCAAGGGCCTGCTGGGTTTTGTAGTAGAGTATCGCAGCACCAAGGCCGGTGGCCACCGGTACCAGCTTCCCGAAATTCTGGATCATCCAAGTCACTCCATCCCGGAGAGGCGGAATAATCTTTTTGATGAACTCGTTGAATTTCGGCAGGACTTCCTTGGCAAGCGGCATCACGAGATCAGTTTTAAGCGTGCGGCCTAACTGCTGTGCCTGGCTGCCAACATCGTCATAGACCGTGCCGTCTATCTCCTGCATGGTCTGGTTTGTCTTTTGAAACTCCCGGCGTACATCGCTCATGGCATAGAAGGCATCAATGCCCAGATCCTCGAACATGGTACCGAAGAGATCCACACCAGCCTGATTCTGCTTGATGGGGTCCTCAATGGACAACAGGGCAGTGATGGTTTGATCCGCGGCGGCCTTGGCAGTCTCGCCGCCGGCCAAAAACTTCTTGCGCATCTCATCCGCATCGAGGCCGAGAATCTGGTAGGCTTCGGTGGTGGTGGCGGAAGTATCTTTTACCCGGATACCAAACTCCTTATAAGCGTCGCCCAGCTTATCCACGCTGAAGGTGCCATTCTTGGATCCAGCCCATAGGATGTCAAAGAATTCCTCGCCCGAATACCCGAGCTGCTTAAAATGGACACCGTACTCGTTGATAGTATCCAGTAGGTCACCATTCTTATCGAGACCCTTTTGCGCTCCCTGGGCGATCAAATTGAACGCTTCCTCGCCCGTGTACCCGAACTGGTCAATGAGCATGTTGGCGGCACGCATGGATTCCTTAACATCAAAATCAAAGGTGTCCCGCAGAACGATGGCCTGCTTGGTCAGCTCTTTGATATTGGACGGATCCATATCGCGGGCATTCTGCTTTACTTCGGCCATGGCTGCGGCAATATCCTCAAAGCTCTCACCGTAGTTGCCGCGATAGAGATCCTCCATGGCTTCCTCAAATGGAGCCATGTCTTTTGCAGCAGTGCCAGTGGAAGCCGAGAATTTCTTGGCTGCCCGGTCGCTTTCCACGGCTACTTCTTTGAACATGCCCACCAATTTCCGCAGTCCATCAGCAATGAGGCTGGCGACAGCGCCTTTCATGACCGTGAATCCGCCGCTCAGATTGTCGGTATTCCGTTCGGCATCTTTTTCGGCATCAGCGGCGTTTTTCAATGCGTCACTGTATTCATCGGCGCCACCGGCGGCGTCCTGGGCGGCAGCTTCCACTTCCTCCAAGCGTTTGGCATAGTTGCGGTGCTCTTTCTCCACCCGGGCGACTTCTGCCTTTTGATTTAAGATTGTGACCTTCAGCCGGTCCGCGGCCTCGGCGTTGGAAAGCTGCTCTTTCTCCACGTCGTTCAGGGCCTTTTCCAGTTTCTTTGCAGCGGCCGAGTTTTGTCCGTACTGGCCTGCAGCCTTCTGATAGGCCGCCCGCAGTTCGGCGGCTCGCTTTGCGTTCTCGGCTTCAGCCGCTTCCACCGCCTCCAACTGCCCCTCATATGACGCCAGTTTTTTCTTCTGGGCATCGATGACAGTATCGAGCTGTTGGAGCTTTGCTTCCAGGCCTTCGCTTGTAGACGACCAATCATCCATGCCAGCAGACGCGGCCTTGAACTGGGCGTTTGCCAGCTTGATGGTCTTATTGGCCTCAGTGACCCCTCGCTTCAATTCGGATACGTCAACCTTAAACTTTGTGGTGATATTTTCTTCCTGTGGCATATGGGTTCACCTCTCTCAATACCAATCATCGCTGGCGGGCCGCCGAATGACGCTCTCGCTGTCTTTTCGATCATCCCGAGCATTCACTCGCTGGACGAGCAAAAACACCTCTGCGGCCTTCTGGCGGCGTATGGCAATAGGATTCAGGGACGGCCAACGGCTACTGATGGACAACGCCATTTCAAACAGCGCCTCATACAGCGTCAACCGTTCGCCGCCCCCTACCTGTTTTTTCTTCCGTTGGTGGTCTTGAATATCCCGGACATGGTATAGGTGAGGATGCCAAGGACAACGCTTACCATCTCCTGTACCTGTGCCTTACGCAGTTCCTCTTTGGTCAGGCCGGGAAACACATCCATAAAGAGTGGAGAGATCAGCTCAAAGCCCTGTGTAATTGCTTTTGAGACTTCGGAGATGAATTCAGCATCGGTATTGCAGCCCATGATGGCGTCTATATCAACGGCCTTGATGAAGTCCTCCAAGGTGCCAAATAATAGGGAATAGGTATCGGTGGTGTAGGTCTTTTCCACCGCACGCTGACCATTTTCTTTGCCGTAAATGTTGAGTTTCAGTTCCATAGTGATCCTCCAAATTGGAGAAGGCGGGGAGTCCCCCGCCTTCGTATTGGTTTATGCGCCAGTGTTTTCTCCCGATTTTGCTTTCAAAGTATCGCAAGTGGTCACTGTATCAAAGAAGGTAGATAGGTCGGCCAGATCATCAGCGGTATTTACTTTGATCCCCTTGGCACTTCCGGGCTTCCCGCGTCCCTTGCCGTTCTGGAAAACATGCTCCGTATTGATACCGGTGAAAGTCAAAGAAGTTCCAGATCCCTCCGTGCCGTTGTCCTTGGTTTTGGCAGATTCATCGGGGATGCTGAAAGTCCCTTTGTATCTCCAAGCACAGTATTCCGAGCCATCGGTATTCTGCGAGCGATAGCCCAGGGCAATGTAGGGCGGATCCGCTTCACTGTCGCTATATGCGCCGGTGGTTTCGTCATAGCCTTTGCCCAGGATTTCAGCTTGGGTTTTGCTGTCCAGCAAAGCACCGGTAATGGTAATCTCGTCAGTCCCTTCGGAATTGATGGTGATAGCCGGTTTGTTGTCGTAATAATGGGATTCTCTGGACGATTCAGTGGTCTTGGCGATTTCCGCCACAGGCAATAGGTGCTTGACCTCGCCGGTGGTGTATTCGGTGCTGTCATCCTTCGTGACAATTGCATAGACCAAATCAGATACGCCGCGGCTTTCCACCACGGGCTTTTTAACCAGATTTGCCATGGTATTTACCTCCTAATATTGTGTGTAGTACACGGACAGCATCTTGCCCGTGTGGGTGGGTTCATCACTGGATGTATCGATGGGCATTCCCATCACCTGGAATCCAGCGTCCTGTAATCTTTTTTTTGCTTCCACGGGTAGCGTGGCCACCTGGGCCGGATCGGTACTATAAAAATACACCCACCATCCCCAATCGCAGCGGGCGGGAGTGTCATCATAGAAGCTCCCTTCATCTCCTTGGAAGCAAAAGAAGGTGAAAAAGGCGTTGGGGTACGCCTCTTCCTCCCCAAGCGATCCTTGCAGCCGCACGGGGAGTAAAAAGCTCTCCAATACCTCGATCAATTTGTCTGTCATCATTTCGACATGGCCCTCCTGACCCCTTCCAGGAACGCATTCTGTTGAAGCTCCTGCACCTCTTTGGTGGTCTGCTTGGAATAGACCGCATCAAATAGCGCCTTATCCCGTCGAGTAGCAGCGTGGCGCGGGGTCTGTTTGGTACCATACATGAGGAATATCGACGGCAGCCCGCCATTGGCGATATCAAAGCCCACACTGACCTCAGCGGTTTCTTTATTCCAATGGACTACTGCATCCCTTTTCAGTGATTCCGCTGTCTCACCGGTCAGATGATGCTTTGCAATGGCTTGCTCCAGTTTGGGAGTGATATGGGCGTGGGTTCTCTCCAATGCTTCTTCAGCAATTCCTTTGGCATCTGTGCCGAGGTTCTTCAGCTTCCTCATCAAACTGTCAAACCCCGTGAACTCCAATGCGATTCTCGCCATGTTACGCGCCTCCTTTGACACGACGCACTTTGAACCGCAGGAATTGGTGGCGCTGCTCAATGTCCTCCGGCTCTCCCAGCACTTCAAATTCCGCGCCGTCTGCCGCCCGGCGAACCCGGCAAGCGCCTGTGATGTCGGGCCGGTACCAGGTAACGATGGTGGCGGTATCGATGATGGAGTACACACCATTTACCGTTTGTTCGGTTCCGCCATAGGTCTTGAAGTTTCCAAAGAAAAGTGGCCCGGTTGTGGGCCACTTCTTCTTTGAAACGCCATTGATAACGGTTGTGGTAGGCACAAGAAGCAACAAAGGCGTCTGCATCTCTGCTGCTTCCGAAGGGACATACGCCATTAAACTACCACCTCCTTTTTCAAAGTGAGCTGAATCACTCGCTCCCTAAAGTACGGGGACAAGACCCCCTGGCCGGCGCCGTAGTTCCATAGATCGCTGACGCCTCGGGCAACCACACCGGCGATTTGCTGTGAATCCAGCGTTGTTTGAGGTATGCCGGCATCCCGAAGATATTCCAGCACTTCATCGATATAGATTTGCAACGCGCCGTCCTGGTAGTCCCCGGTGATCATCAATGCGGTTTTCACTTTATCCAGCAGCTTTTCACTGTTCATTTTTTGTTCAGGGACTTCCAAGATTCAGCACCTTCTTTCATCACTCTGTTGGCTCTTGAGGGGTGGGATCGGTGCCTTTCTTCAGAATCAGCACACCATTGGGGTCAACTAGCTTGCCGTCACAGACCATCATCACCTTGTTTTTGACCTCGTTGGTGTCATGATCCACCCACTTGTTGACGGTCATTTGCATATTACTGTTGATGGCGTAGTCCGACAGATCCACGAAGATGGCAAATACATCCCCGGTGGACGCGGTATCAAAGGGGGCAAGAATGTCGTCCTCTACGGTCTCGACAGTTTTGCCGCCGAAACGGTAAATCTCTTCACCATCAATTCCATAGTTCACCCGGCCGATGGGCTGCCCGTTGGCATCCACCATGCCGTCGATATTGGCGTCAAAAGTGGACTGCGCCATCAGGAATACACCCCGGCGGTAGGACTTTTTCATCTTGGCAAAGACCATCTTTTTCCAAGCGGACCAGCTTGCGACGTCTACCGGCGCCATGGTGATCTTGTTGGTGCTGGGCACTCTGGAATCCACCGTGATGCCCGTGGGCTGCCCGGTACCAGTGCCTTTGATAATGGCAATCTCCAGGGCTTTGGTGATGGCCTCCACCGCCAAAGGCACGAAGAGCTGCTGGAACATCTCCAAGGTGGTGACGTTCACCAGAACGGTCTGTGCAATTTTACACTCCAATCCGTAGTAGCTGAAGGATACCTTGGTGTTGGCCTGGATCTTCTTGGTTTCGCTGGCGCTGCTCTCTCCGATCCAGGTTGCCGTGGGCTTCAAGGACAAAATCGGGATTTCAACGCCGCCCTGGACATTCAGTTTCCGAACCTGGTTGAAGATATTGCCATAGCTTTTCAGCTCCTGGACAATCTCGTTCATGATGGTGGTAGGAATCACAGCGGAAGCATCGGGCGTGGTGGTCACTGCATCCGCTCGCAGCTCCTGTGGAATCGGCACGCCACGGCAGGCGTAATTCATAAAGGCCGTGCGGTATTCCAAGGTGTCATGAGGATCGGTGTTGCGCTGGCGCTGCCCTCTTTCCAGATTCATGTTGAACGAAGCAATGGGGTTGAAACTGCGTTCCTCGTCCTGCCGGCCATCGTCTCTCTCTTCGCCTGCATCGCCCGCGCCATCACCTGCGCCGGCGCTTTCCTCCGCTTCAACCGCAGCCAGTTGATCCTTTGCGTCCTGAAGCTCGGCCAATAGCGCTTCCAAAGTGTCCCCGAGCGCCCGCACCTCTTCAACGGAGTCGGTGCCTTTGATTTTGGCCCGGACTTCCTTGATCTGCTCACTTTTCCGGGTAATCAGGTTCTGCAAAAATTCCTTAGTTTTCAAATTTGTTCGCTTCCTCTCAGATAGATTTTTTTTAATTCGATTAACAGGCCGGTCTCCACCGGCTTTTCGCACTGTGCCCGGGCGGTCTCCACCATCCGGCGGACATTCTCCAATGCCCGTTGATCCCGTGCGAATATCTCAGTCGTAGGGTAGGCGGGAAACGTCACCGCGGATACCTCGACGATTGATCCAATGGCCGTTATATTCCGGGTGGGTTTTTCGGTATCCAACCCAACCCATTCCTCGCCGGTCACCGAGAACATGAAGGACATGCCCGATAGATCGCCGCGGGTAACGGCGCTGTACAGGCTCCGGGAATCCACGTTGTTTTCAACGTCGATGCTTGCCCGCATCCGTAGGCCTTCCTCTACGGGCTTCAGGAGCATGGTGGACCGTTCATTGTTCCGACGGCTCCGGGCCAGAGGAATCCGACTCACGTCATGGTTCACCAGGAACCGCACATCGGTTAGGTCCGCATGGTTCAGCGCGCCCGGTAGAATCACCTCATAGCACTCCACAAGGTCCGTCTTCTGCCCATAAACGATGGGCAAGCCCTCGATGATCTTTAACCCGTTTTCGCCATCCCGGCACTCAAAGGGCCGGGGCAGTTCATAGCTGCGGGTGATCAGTTCATGATTCTTGTTCATTGGTTGTGCCTCCTTCCTGGATGGGCGTCCCGATCAGTTCCTGTGCCTGTTCTTTGGTGATTCCGATGGCTACCGAAATGATGTTGACGGCCTGGTCATATGTCAGCAATCCCTCTTTGTACTGAACAATCACAGTAATCAAAGATTGGGTCTGCGCCCCATTGAGCATAGGTACGTTCTCATCAACCTTGTCGAACTCACCCACAGTGTCCGAAGCGCTCGCACTGTCGCCTGTACCATTGGCACCACTTCCGGCATCTGGCTGAAGCTGATAGGCTTTGGCAATATCCACATCCACATAATTGAGTGATTGCATCCGTTTTCCATGAAGCTCCGGCAAGGGTTTCATCCCAAATGCCGTGCGCTTCTCGTTCTCGTATAAAGAGCCACTGTCACCCAGCAGGCGGATCATTTCCAACTTTTGATCCGTGGTCATGAAGATCAACTCTTTTGAATAGAACATGATCTTATTGCCCGTCTGTTTTTCCCGATCGGTGAATAATGCCCGAGAAAATCCCTGTGTTAAAGCAATGATCAATGGCTCTAATGGTCCTTGATAGAACGCCTCGTATTGCTCTTTGGTGTAATCGCCGGTTAGGATCGGCAGCGACACACCATAATTCCGCAGGATCTTTTGATCAATGAATTTTAGGGTGGCTTCGTCTACGAGTTGGATTTTGCGATCAAAAGTGAAAACGTCCGCTTTCATGTCCATAGGCAGAATGCCGCTCTCGTTTGATTGCAACAGCTTCTCAAATTCTTTGATCCGTTCTCCCATGTTGGTGACATCTGATATGGTGTTATATTTCACGCCAAGGTTCACCGCAAAAGAGCTCTTCAAAGCCTTCCGAACTCCTTGGAGCAGGTCATGATTCATTTCCAGCGTATTCAAAAGCGCCTGGTTATTGGGCTGGCCGTTTGCGTCGCCGCCCATCAAGTCGTTGCGGGAGTAGTTGTAGCGGAGGTGGATCACATCGCCATAGGGATAGAGAACTTCATATCCGCTTGCGAAAGTGAACTCAATAAACATTCGTCCCTGTTGATCAGATACAAAGTCCACCCGAGAAGGCTGGATCGGATACAACGCTTTCAATATGCGTCCGTTTCCGCTTTTTTCCCATACTGGAATGACGAAAGCATTGAAGTTCGCAAACAGTGTCCATACGATTTTTTCCAGAAAGTCTGCGGTCGTCATATATGTGTTGGGCGTTTCCAGGGCCGCCTGAATATGGCCGTGGACTGGCGTTGTATCCTGTCCGCTCTGGCGCACATGCTGCGGTTGCAGTTTCTTGATCTCCTGGGCAATGCGGTTTACAGCCTGCTCCACTACGTCGCTAGCATAGATATTTGTGCCAAACTGCGAAAAGATGGGCATACTTCCATCCATCATTCGCACATATTGCCGATCGTATTTTTTCTTTTTGAAAAAGTCCCAAAACGCCATGGGCTTCACCTCGCGCTTCTCGTCAGGATGGTTTTGTGACGCCGATACATCTCGTATAAGATGATCATCGTCACGGCGCCGTCGATTCGGCGCTCTCTTTGGTTGTTAATCTTGACCGCCATCACCCGGCCCAGATTGTCCATTTCCATGGAGGCATTTCTCAGACACCAGCGGTCAATGGGGTTTTCGTTGTAGTTGATGAGCCGACTTTTTAGGTCAGCCTCTACCAGTTTCATGGGATTCGACAGGGTAACTTTGTTCTGAACCACCAGTTCGCAATCCAGCCCATACTCATCCATGCGGTTTAGGAAATCTTTGGCGAACCGCTGATCGTAGCCCACCACCATGGTGCGAATCCCATAGTCTTTGTACAGCGACAGGTACCAGTCGGCTACCTGTGCCAAGTCGTTTTCATTTCCTTCACAGACCCGAAGCAGACCCGCTTTGGCCCATTCAGCGTACTGGGCGCCGGCGGCGCGGTCGTCTGCCGCTTCCAACTTGGATTCCGGAATCCAGTACATGCTTTGCACGTACTTAGTCCGGTCGTCAGGCCGGAGCATCAGCACCTTGGCGCTGGTGAGGTCGGTGGTTTCACTCAGGTCCACGGCGCCCACGGCAATGGAGTCCCGGAAATCCTCCGGGTTAAAGGTCGCAGGATAGATGAAGTCCGCCTCATCCAGCCAGGCTTGGGCGTTGTTTTGCTTAATGTTAAAGTCCTTGCAGAGCATGTGCATCCGCACGGACTTGCTGACCCTCGCCCGGTTGACATTTCGATCTAAAAACGACCACTTTTTTACACCGTAGTTTAGGGAAGGATTGCTCTTTTCCCAGCTTCGCCGGTCTTGAAAAACCTCCTGTTCACTGTCTTGGGTATACAGCCATGGCAGAAAGTGTTCATCTTCAACCTCATCGTTGAGCACCTGGCGGGCGTATTGCAGTTTTTCGTCCAAGAACATCCCATTCAAAAAGCCCTCCGTTGTTGTGATGAACAGGAAGGGCTCGTCTTTGGTGCTCATGCTCTCGTAACCCGCGGCATAGATTTCATCTGTCCGACTGTCATGGGCTTCGTCATAATAGGCTTTATCGATGTTCCGACCATCCTTGTTCTGGGTCTTGGCGGATAGGCGGAACACCGTGATATCCTTCTTGGTGTTGGTGATCTCCACCAGATTGCTGTGGGTCAGCTCGTCCTTGGGATCCAGCTTGGCCTTCATCTTGGCAATTTCCCGCCAAATGAGCTTGGATTGGCTGTCATCGTTGCTCATACAGCAGATATCCGTTCCTCCATCTCCGATAAACAGGTCGGTATTGCCATCGGCTGCCATCATCACCGTCTTCCCATTCTTTCTCCCTACCAGCAACAGCCCTTCGGTGAACCGCCGAAACCCTGTGTCTGCCATCTGAAAGGAGTAGACAGCCTCCCACCACGCCTTCTGCCAGAGCATCAATTCCAGTGGTTTCATGTTGAAGGGCTTCTTGGATTGCAGGCAGCAATGCTCCTGAAAGTCGAATCGCTTATAGCTGTGGGTGGGATCGAACCGATAGCGTGGATTGTCGAGATCAGCGATCAACTTATCCAGTTCGGTGATGATCTCAATCCCGGCCACGATGTTCCCCCGCCTGATTTCCTGACGGTATTGCCAGATGTATGGATCAGCCATAGCGGGACAGCATCTCCGTGAGGGGGCTTTCGCCACCTTCATCCCGGCGAACTACCGAACAAAACACCTTGACGATGTTGGTGTATTGCTGAAGCAACTCTTTATATTGCCTCGCCGCTGCTGTAGGGCGCTGCTGTGCTGGATTTTTCGGGTTTATTTCGATGAAGGGGTAGGCTTTCAGCTCTTCCAAACGCGTTTCCAAGAACACAGCATGGTCAATCATCTTCCAGATGGTGCTTTTGATTCCCGCATCAACTTTTTCAAATACTTTTTGTAGCTCTTTACTTCGCTCTTCCATAAAAACGCCCCCTTTTGGCAAAGAAAAAAGGAGATCGAACGATTTCAAGAATTCTCGCTCGTCATCTCCCAAAATTTGAATTTTGGACTTCGCGTGCTTCCGCAGACCCTTTTCCAGTTCCCAGGCTCCTCGCCCGAATCATTGGGTGGGGGGGTCTGGTTGGAAGTGCTCAAACCACTCCAGTACGAATTTGTCATGTCCCCCGCCGCGCTCCATTGCACGAGAAAGGCATGTATCCTGGTCTGTGTCAATATAGATGCGCTCGGCACCCAACACCCTGGACAGGCGCTCGCGCTCCATCAGCCGTGGATACCCGCCGATAACCCATGCGTTGATCCATTTACCTGTACGACATCGAATCAGGTCAAGGATGCAGTCTCGGACGGAGAAGACGCATTGTTTCAACCGCTCGGGTTTATCGTATCTCTCATTGATGGTGATCATCTCCCAGATGCTATCCAAATCGAGTACAAGGTCCTGACGACTGGCAGCCTGTCGAACGAACGAGGTTTTCCCAGCCAGCGGTGGACCGTATACCAGATATACTCGCTTAGGTGGTTCATGACCGAACCTCGAATGGATTTCATTGTGGCATCGATGATGTACCAGGTCGATGAGCTCAGGATTGAGGGAAATAGTAAAGTCGTTGACGTTCTGCTCCGTCAACTCTATCCGATGGTGCCCTATACAATCGTACTTGTGGACGATAGGCTTACCGCAATGGGCGCAGTACAGAAACCCATCCGGCGCTACCCGCTCCAGCCGCAAAAGATTGACCAGCGTTATCCATTGTCCGCTTTGGTAGAATGTCGTAATGGAAAACACGATCACCAATCCTCCTTGGCTGCCTGTGCCTTCTTCAATTCCAGCTCTTCACGGCGGACCGCCAGCATTTGCGGGTCACTGGCCCAATTCTCGCTGTCGCGGTTTTTCAGCCAGATCAAGGCAGCTGTGGTCTCTGCCGGATGATACCGCTTTACCTTGACCACCTCAATCTTTTCCTCTTCTCGGATTTTTTGCTTGGTAATTGGGCTATACTCGATGATCTTTACCTTAAATGCTTGTTCTTCTTCATACTCGTAACCAGTGGCATTTTGATAAAGTGAATTGATGACATTTTCGTTTGGCAATACCTTTTGCCTTTTTAAGGCCTCCGAAATCTCCGGGTACTTGTTGATCCAATCGTATAGCGTAGATGCCGCAATACCCATCTTTTGGGCAATCTGATCGTTAACGAGGCCTGCGGCCGCCCAGGCGGACACCTCCCGCAAGCCGTCCTCTGAAATCCAGTATTTATGCTTGCTTTTCGCCATACCATCACCTTTTTACCTCTTCCTCCAAGAACATCAGAAGCCTGATCGCTTCCATGCTGGGCGGCATGTACTTTTTTCTAATTCGGACCTTTCCTGTTGCCTGCCCGTTCCGGTCAACGATGATCTCTCGTTCCTCGTATTCATACCCTTCGGCCAGCTTTCGGAGAGCTGCCAAGGTATCTTTTTCTTCCATTTGTTTGCACCTCTGATATATAATGGTGCAGACAGCGCGCTCCGGAGCAAACTGTCTGCGTCAGAGGTGTGATCTCTGGCGTATGTGGCGCAGGGTGCTGCCAACGCCCTGCGTCACCTTTCCGTTTTTGGGGTCTTTTCTCTATTCCTCGTAAAGAAATAAAAGAACGGGGTATCCAGTAAGGCCAACCCCAATTTGATGATATATTGGCCTATCACCATGGCGTACAGGTCTGGAACCACTCCGGCAAATGCTACTGTAACAAAGATGGCTGTATCTACGAGCTGACTTGTCATCGTGGATACATTGTTGCGGATCCATTTATGCCGACCACGGTTCAGTTCTTTAAGACGGTGGAACAGATGAACGTCAAGAAATTGGGAGCAGAGGAACGCTGCCAAGCTGGCAATTGTCATCCTCGCCCCTTGGTTAATGACCATATGAAGGGCATTCTGTAGTTCCATACTGGCTGCCAGTGGCTGGATGAGTAGCGATAAGCTCGAGATCAGAAGGAACGTCACCTGCATTATGACCCCCGTCTTGACGCATTGATTCGCCTCATCCTTTCCCCATATTTCTCCGATGATGTCCGTTGTGAGAAAGGTAAGAGGGTAGGTCACAATGGCTCCAGCTACTGTCAGGCCACACACGCTGATGAGCTTCCCGCCAAACAGATTGCTTGTGATCAGCCCGGTCATAAATATCCCATTGAGCAGAATCAGGTTAAACTGCGTCTTTTTCATAGCTTCCCATCCATAAAATACTGATATTTGATCCATTCGCGGAAATTGTGGGCCGCGAGCTTGGATAGCTCCACTTTTCGATTGCCCTTGTTGAGCTTTCTCATCTTGATGGATCCATCTTGAAAACGATGTATTTGTTGCCCTATGCAGGCAGCTCGCACCCATGCGGCGCTGTCCACACTGAAAAAGCTGTATTCCCGCAGGCTGGTGGTCTTGGTAAAACCCAGCCCATGAACTTTTACACCCCGGTAATAGGCGTAGTCCACCAGCTTTTTGATGAGCGGATATTCCGATTGGCGTACATGAAACACCAGGCCGCCTACGGCGATATATGGGTACTCGTCGCACATCCTGCGCCAATAATCCACGCCGCGGCCTTTGTGCCACACCGGGATGCACTGGCGGCCGGTCTCGCGTTCCAGCCGTGCCGTCCACTTCCGCACCTGTTCCAGCCCGAAGATGTTATCAACATCGATCTCGAAAAAGTGTTTTACATGGTGCTGTTGGATAAAGGCGATATACCGGGCCAAATATTCCTCCATTTGGGCCTTTGAAGTTTCAGCCCCGCTCATGAAACTAAAAGCGCCACTGTCCAGCAGAAAGTTGTCATTGCCCACTGTATCCATGGCCCGCCGACAATCCCGTTCACCGCTGAAAAAGGTTTCCAGAACATACAGCGGCCGGCGCTCCGTAATTACGGCCTCTCGATCCGCTTTGCTCATGCCACTGTTTGTGGCTGCCAGATATATTTTCAAAATTCAGCACCACAGACCGGGCATACAGTCTTTTTCTTCTGCTTTACAATCTCGGTATCCAGAAGGAAATCTTCATCCTTGATGTCCAGTTCCGCGTGCTCTGGAAATCCAAAGGCCGACATATCCACATCGATGGCAAGTAGCTCAGCCAGCAGCTTCTCGTCGATCCAGTAGGACAGTTCTCCTGTCTTATTGTCCGCGAGCCGATATGACCTCTGCCCGGCTTCATCCAGGTCATTGAAATACACCACTGGCACTCGGGAAAGGCCAAGCTGCTTGGCAGCGAGCCACCGTCCCTCGCCCGCCAGGATTACGCCCTGAGGGTTGACGGCGATGACCTGTTTCCATCCATGAGCTTTGATACTCGCCGCGATAGCGTCAACTGAGGGCTTCTCATGGCCCCTTGGGTTATTGGGGTCTGGCTGGATGTCATCCACCGCCGCCCATGTGATTTTCATCTCTGGATGCTCCATGGTGTCCTCCCGGGATAACAAAAGACGCCCGGGCGGGCGCCTTTCGCTTTTTATTTACGATAGCATTATGTCATGGCCGAAAGGGGAAGACAACTGCAAACTCATGCGGATATATGCAATCTCATGCAATGTGCCTCACACTCATGCAGATATATGCAAACATATGCAACTTGTCTCACTTCGCCTCATGATGACGTAGCAGGCGATCAGGGATACGTCGGGCCAACGCCTCCACTGCCCCCCGCCGCTGGCGAGCCAATGTAGACACGTCCATTCCAAGTATTTCGGCTGCTTCATTATAGGTTCGGGTAGGGTAGTAGAGGGTAAGCAGCAGACACACAGACCTGGAATCCAAACCGAAAATTGCGTCATGGACATATTCGATCAAATCCCTACGCCGCTCCAAATCTGCAATGATTCGGTTTGCCCGGGCAGTCCGACGCCGTAGCGCATCAGCCATAGTCACAAAGCGCTGATCCGAATCAGGGGAGGATTGGACCCGAGGGACATCATACTGAATGGCCCCCGGGTACGCCCGTGCGCGGATGCTTTCAAGATCATCGTCCAACCGCTGCTGTTCGGCAGCGATCTGTGAATCGATGGTTTGCAGCTCCTGATCATGATGCTTTAGGATATCTTCGACGATCCAGACCGCCCGCTGCATCCAGCCCATAATACCCTCCTTATTTACCTTTCCTCGCCCTCGACAGTGAATAACTCATGTGTGCCATTCTGATAAGCTTGTTCTTCCTCAGACATCACATAGCCCAAGTTTCCCAGCAGCTCGTACAGCTCATCAAGGTCTGCGTTTGCTTCGTGTTCGCCTCGCCAATTGTGATACCGCTCGTTGTCATCGTCGCCCATGTTGGCGTAAGCGGCTGCCAGCAGCAACCGGGATCGCGGTATAGAGGCAATCTCACGGATCAGGTCATTCGTGGTTTCGATGTTGTCCTCATCCAGTCCCAACAGCGACATGAATAAACTGTCATTAAAGCTGGCTGAATACTCCGTGCGTAAGATCGATCGAATGGTCAGCTCGGAGATTTGCGGCGCCAATTTTTTCAACCCGGTGAGATTCTTCACGAAATCATATCTCATCTCAAAGAACATTTCAGCAAGGTGGTTGAGTAGATCAATACGTTCCCTTCTCTGCTGTTCCTTCGCAACCTTTTCAGCGTCGATCTCGTGATCCTCTTCCGTTTTTTCAACATAGACAGTAATGTTATAGCCGTCCATGGTGAAATAGTAGTTTCTGACGGTGGCGTCTTCGGGTACTTCAACCTTGAAATCCGAGCGAAGGTAATAGCTTTTTTCCCATTTTAGGTCTTTTCTCGAACCTCTCTCAATCTGGGTGGCAAATGTCTCAATGATGGGCAGCGCTGCAGTCTTTCGCCTTTCTACATTTTCGTCATCGATGGCACGTTTCAATTCCCAATCAAAATCTCTGGTTCCGATCTTCTCCAAAACTTTGTTCTTTCGCTCCGGGTCTTTGATCTGCTCCAGTTTGATATAATCCTGCAATGTGCCGCCACGATCCACCGCTTTACGGAATTTCTCCTTATCCAAATCCAGCAACTTCACCCGGTGTCGGACAGTACTTTCCGAAAAGCCGGTGCGCTCGGCGATCTCATTCACGGAATCGCCCAGGTCAAGCATCATCTGGAAGCCCTCGGCCTGCTCATAGACGGTGAGATCGCTACGTTGCATATTCTCTACCATCATTGTCCGCACCTGTGTCTTCTCGTCCATATCGGCTACGATGCAAGGGACAGTGTTCAATCCAGCCAGCTGGGCGGCAGCAAGACGCCGGTGCCCAATGATGGCCATATACTGACCCTCGCCCGCCGGAACTACGGTCAAATTCTGGAGGATGCCGTTCATCTTGATACTTTCCGCCAGCTCGGTCAGGTCACCGAGATCCTTTCGGGGATTATTAGGATGAGGGACAATGTCGTTTACGTCAATATATACAATTTTGTTATCTTCCATCGTGATACTCCTCTCAAAACATGCTCAGTTGTTGAGGTGGCCGAGCTGATACCGCTGGTTCTTCGATCTGTGGTTCTGGTTCTTCCCCCGCCGTAACCGAGGTACCTTCTGTCTGAATTATCCGGTCTACGCTGTGCCATACCCTTCGCCAGTGCCAAACGTCGGAGCAAAACATGGGGGTGATCCATAGGCTGGGGCCGGGCTGGGGCAACAGCGGATCACCGGTCATCGGCTCGGTCAGGGAGTTACCGACCTTCACGTAGCCGGCGCACCCCAGCAGGCTAATCTGGATATAGCACATGTAGGCCACCACGGGATCAAGGTCCTGCCCGACATATAGGACGCGCTGCTGGTAGTTTACCTTCTGCCTCCTGCATTCGCTGGCAAAGGCTATCAACATAGCGCCAGCTCCACAGCATGGATCAGATACGCCGATCCAGCCCTTTTCTTTTACTGCTGCGTCAAGATCTCCAGCCGTTATTCTGGCCATTGTGTGGCAGATATGAAACGGGGTAAAGAACTGACCTTTCCAGTGATTCCCGAGTTCAAGCTGCATATAGAGCGATCCAAGAAAGTCTTGATCCGGGTTTTCCTCCAACGCCTCTACTACCAGCGCGAACATGGCCGGAAAAGCGGCCTGCTGTTTTTGGTTATATCGTTTGATGATCTGGAAATACCGGGCCTCCCGGGCCTCGAATTGACTTTGATCTACTCGGTTTGCAATTGAAATGGCTACAATCTCCACAAAGTCAGACCATACTTCCCACGAGCTACGGGTATTGCATAGGCTTCGAAACCGGTTTACAAAATCCTTCTCAAGGGCCGAAGCCCCTCTATATTGCCGTGCCATCATCAAACATTGAGGTTTGCCCGTCATCGACGAACACCAGCTTGTAGCTTCGGTCTACCTCATCCCACATCAACTCATAATTGCCTGGGGTCGTACCGCCAAGACTGGATTTGAGTTGAACGACAGATGATATTTTGTACTCGAATTTGGGGCTGACAACCAATCGGAGTGCATTATCTCCCGAGTTCTCATGGTCAGGAGCATACTGCTCACAGAGAGTGATCTTCAACTTCAATGTGACTTCGGATTCGCTTACGCTCTTCTCCTGCATCACTGAGATCACTTCTTGAAGCACAACATCAAAATCCAGCTTCATTTTCTCAAAAGCATTATCATTGATAGATAATCGTTGCTCTTTCACCCTTCTACCTCCTTCTCACTCTGTCACTTTCCTTCCCACTACTTTTTCAAGCATCAGAAGTGTGCTCAGCGGAGCATATACCTCATAATCCCGGATATCGTTGGGAGTCAGATATTTCCGACCGAACAATTCCTTCATGTCCCGCCAGGTCAGCCATGGCACCATGAAATACTCCGTCAGTCCAAAGCTCACCAATACGAATGCCAATCCGCCAAGGCCATAGTGTGTTGCCAGTGCCTCCATCTGTTCCGATGACGTTCGGCTTTGATCGATGCGTCCGGAATCAGTGTGCTTGGCCTCGATCACGATAGAGCGCCCCCCCAGAATAGTTCCTTTGTAGTCCGGCTGAGCGGCTTTGGTATAGCAGGCCAAGAACTGGCCCTTGCTGTTTGGTGCCCGTAGGGGGCGCATCGGCTCCGGGGTCTTTTCGATGTAAGCCAATCCACGTTCCCTATACCACGCACACCCGGCATCGATGATGGCCTCAAAGGTTTGGCCCATAGACCTGGCGCGCATCCCCCGCCACTGATTTGACACATCACTCATAGCAGATCATCACTCCTTGTGCTCTCACTGTAATCTGCGCCTCCTATTCGGATGGCGCGGAGGTACTGTACCTGCCCCGTAGCTTCGGAGACATAGAACTGTTGCTGAATCACTTTGTATCCTCTGGGAGGATTCAGCGGGGTCAGTTTCTCCTTTTTGATCACACGAACCCTTATCTTGGGCTTTTTCAAATTTCGGCTTTGGCTCCATCGTTTCCCTCGCCCGTATAATGACGCCTCCTTTGTGATGTAATTGGCCAGGCCGGTGTAGTCTCCACCTGGTTCCAGTTTGCTGATGATTGCCCGGCCTTTTTTCCATTGGGATAACACTGCATCGGCAGATATTGCGTTGAGTATCATGTGGTGGTGAATTCGGTGGTCGGACATCTCTGTCACAGCCACATACTTCAAAGGACTCATCCCTTCCTTCTGTCGGTACCGCTTTACCCGACGTAGGAAGTTTGTCATCTCCCTCCTGGCCATTCCCTCGGTGGGTTCTTCCGCATAGGTAAGTGTCACGAACACATCTCCCTTTCCGAAGTTGGTATTGATTGTCCTGCTGAGCTTCTTTCTGGCATTTCGCAGATTCAGTTCCATCTGCTGCTCACTGCTCAGGTGCTGGTTCTTGCCCCGAGGAATCCTTTTGCCTCTGATCCGCGGAGAGTAGTACTCTTCAACTTCGTACACATCCCCACAGTAGTAGGTGGTTCTGTAATAAGGCATTTTTCGTCTCCTTGGTCGTAAAAATAATCTTATTATCGAGATAATGAGAGCCTTTGAACAAATCTGCTCTCGGTGCCAGCACGGCGGGGAGGCTCCCGCCGTGCTGGATCATCTCATTTTTTGCTTTCGCCCACTTTTCCCAGGAGAGTTTGGATTCTATCCTGCTGTTCGCAGTACATTCTGTACCAAGTTTCTTTCTCTTGAAGGAATGAGCAGGAGAGATGGGCAAGAACTTCTATGGATTTCAATAAATTGATGATGGTATCTTTTTCCATCAGTGCGCCTCCTTAAAAAAACGGTGATTGTTGATCTCAATCACAAACACCTGGGATTCGTGGAAACTGGCATCCACCTTCTTGGGATTATAGAAATAAAGAATCGGTTCATTGGCCACTACGAAGCCTCGGTCGAATACTGCACTCACGGCGTCCCAAGCCTCTTGTGATGGTTCTGGACGGCCCGTGGCGTATTTGTATTTTGATACTGCGGCGGCAGGCCGGATGTCATTTAGCTCGCAAGCGTTGAGGATACATTGGGCCACAGCGACTTTCCCGGCATAGGGTTCACCGCTGGCTTCCGCCATCACAACCTGGGCCACCAACAACCGCTCGGCGTTAGTCAGCTCATACCGCAGGTCAAATCCACCTTCATAGGCCCAGGCTTTCGCCATGGCATTGACGTCAATCCCCAGCAATTCATCGGCAGTGGAGGCTGGTGTTACTACTGGCTGTGCGTGGACAGGCTTTTGTGACAACTCTTGTCCAGCCAGATAAATAACCACTCCAGCCAGCACGGCGATCAACCCAGTTAGAAGAAAATATGTCTTTCCGGTAGGCCTAAGCTTTTTTCGGCGCTGAAAATGTGATATACTGTTTTTGTTAGTGGGCGGTGTAGTGGCCGCTCGCAAGATCTGAGGATGGCCGGCCTGGCGAGGGGGCCTCCTCTTTTTTTTGTTCATTTCGTTCATCTCCTTTCTGCTCTTTGGTACAATCGCACCGTTCTCCATGGTCAAGATGACTTCCGCATCGTGGACAGACCACATACGGGACCGACCTTTTCAAATTTTTGACACCTCCTTTTTCTTTGATCGTTGTTTTAACCACTCTTCATGCTCCTTCTGGTGTTCCGGATCCGCAAAGTACCTCTGCACTGCCTCCAAAGTGGCTTTGCAAAACTCGTCTTTTACGACCCTTGGCATCAGACTGAGATCGAATTCAATACTCTCAGTCATGGATTGATACACTTCGTTTTTTCTCATTCGTTGTCCCCCGCCAACCTCGCTTGATCAACCAAATGTACCGTGTTTTTCCAGTACTTTGACTATTTCCCATACGGCGATTCCCACGAAGCACAAGGTGAGTCCAATACACCGCATGACATCGACATTGTTTTTTGTGAACTTCCAATTCCTGTGTTCCAGCATTAAATCCAGTCCTATGCATACAAACTGGATCAACACGCCACAGCCTGCAACTAACATCATCGCTATTCGCACCACTCCTTTCCTCCCTTTGCCAAATCCGGTTTGCTCTTCTCCGCATGGATTCATTGGGCGATTTCCTCCCACTTGTCAGGCGGTTGTGGTTTGGGGTTAAAAAGATACGAAATTGACATTTTTGGAAAAAAACGTTTTTGAACCAGAAATGCCTTTCCAATGGGAAACTCACTTCTGCCTTTTAACCAGTTATTGACCGTGTCTGTAGATTTCCCGACTACCTGGGCAATGTCTTTGGTGGTAATCCCTATGCGATTCATCTCAGCTATCAAATTTGGATAAGCCATGCTTCTACCCTCCATCGTTCCGGTTTGCCGGATTATTTAACTATATTATAACGGTTTACCGGAAAAATTCAATAGTATGTTTCAAGATCTTCCGGTTTACCGGAAAAATCATTTACAGGCAAAAAAAATACAGATATACTTTGATTTAAGGAGGTCAATATGAAAGAATTACTTGAGAAACTATTACGGCAACGAAATATAAAGCCAGCTACTTTTGCTAAAGCAGTAGGTCTGAAAACTTCAACTATTGATGACATTTTGAAGGGAAGAACCAATGAATTAAACGTCGGAGTTGATAAAGCGATTAAAATAGCCCAAGGTCTTGAAATATCTGTGGAGGAGCTTTACGGAGTCAGTGAGCATAAGCCGGTACAGGAACAAGAAATGATACTTTTATTTTCACAATTAAATGCTGCTGGCCAGGATAAAGTTCTTGAATATCTTAACGATCTCGTTGCAACTGGCAAGTACAAAAAGGGGGTCGGGGAAAATTCTGTCACTGGAGAAATGGCGTAGGCAACGAGGGTTCACATCATGAGCAATAAATGAAGAGGAGAGATAATAATGGCCAAAAAAACTTGTATTGTTTGTGGTAAAGAATATGGTGCTCTTTCAGTAAGAATCCCAATCTTGGACGGAATTGTATGTTATAGATGCGCACGAGCTGCTGGGATTTCTCATCATGGTGATTATGCTCATCTGGATGAAAAAAGTATGAAAGATTATTTGGCTTATACAACAGAACTAATGAAAAAGTTTTCTCCTACTAAAGAAATTGGTAAATTTATGAAAATTGATGATTCCAATAGGATATTTATGATTGGAGATGATATTCGTGGATACGATTTTTTTGAATTTTCAAATTTACTAAGCTTTGAGCTTTTAGAGGATGATCAATCCATAATAAAAGGAGGCTTGGGACGTGCTGTAACGGGAGGCCTTCTGTTTGGCGGTGTTGGTGCCGTTGTTGGCGGTGTTACTGGTAAGAAAAAATCTAAAGGCTTATGCAATAGCATGAAAATCCGTATGACCTTTAAGAATATTCCATGTAACACTTTTTATATTTCGCTTATTTCAAAAGAGACCAAAACCAATAGTTCAACATATGCGATTGCACAACAATCAGCCCAGTCTTGTTTATCCGCATTGCAAATAATTGATGATATTAACCAATCCGAAAATACGGAGGCTCAAATGCCCATTTCGTGTGCTCCTATATCACCAGCCGATGAAATATTGAAATATAAAAATTTATTAGACGCAAATATAATTACTCAGGAAGAATTTGATGCAAAGAAAAAACAGCTTCTCGGATTGTAATTTATAAACTGTTCCAATGGTTGGGTGGTGATACCATTGTATATGACACTCTCGAAATACATCGATAGCCTCCAGGCGCTGCAGGATGAGGGCAAAGATCAAAAGATTCGTGACTTGCTCGAATACTATGACCGTTATACCTTGCGTACACCCCCTGAAAATGCCTCCTACGGTGTAATTTACGCCCGGTACTCCAGCCATAACCAGCGGGATGAGAGTATTGAGGGGCAGGTTCGGGATAGTTTGGAGTACGCCTCCCGAAGCAATATCATTGTTCTTGGGATTTATATGGATCGGGCACAGACGGGCACTTCTGACCAGCGTCCCGGTTTCCAGCAAATGATTCGGGATGCAGAAAAGCGACGCTGGCACTTTATCATTGTCTGGAAAGTGGATCGGTTTGCTCGAAACCGCTACGATTCCGTGACCTACAAGAGCAGATTAAAAAAATATGGAGTGCGCGTGGTATATGCCCAAGAGAGTATCAACGACACCCCGGAAGGGAAATTCTTAGAGGCTATCTTAGAGGGACAGGCCGAATATTTCTCTGAGCAGCATAAGGTCAATGTCCTTCGGGGAATGACGGACAATGCCCTGGAAGCCAAGTATAATGGAGGCCCTATCCCTTATGGGTTTCAGGTGCTTCCAGATCGGCATTTTGATCTGGATCCAGTTACTCAGCCCAGGCTCCATTTCTTCTATGAGTGTATTGACTCGGGTTGGACATTCAAAATGCTGGAGGATTACTGCAATGAACGTGGATGGAAAACATCTAAAGGAGTAGCGTTCAATAGAAGTTCGTTCAACCGGATGCTTCGAAATAAGATGAATATCGGTATCCGTGAATGGCGTGGAATTGTTGGAAATATTCCTATGGCCGTAGAGAAAGATTTATTTGAGAGGGTGCAGATAAGGTTGGACAATATGAAAAAGGGAAAGCGGTCGGGCAGAAATGATGAAGAGTATCTGCTGAACTCCAAGATATTCTGTGGCCTTTGTGGTGGCGCTATGAATGGCGAAACCGGAACCAGCAGATCTGGTGCCAAATACCATTATTATAAGTGCATAACCCGAAAGCGGAAGCATTCTTGTAAAAAACGACCAGTTCCGAAGGATTGGATTGAAAACTTGGTTATTCAGGAAAGCATTCGATTATTGATGTCAGAGGGGATTTTAGGGGAAATTGCAGATAGTATCGTAGCATACCAACTTCGGGATAAAGACACTGCTGAACTTGACGGTTTAAAGCTTCAACTGAACGAGGTTGTAAAGGGAATTGATAACCTGGTCAAAGCTATTGAGCAGGGGATTATCACCTCCAGCACCAAAGAAAGGTTGGAGGCTTTGGAGGAAGAAAAAGGACATCTACAATTTGCTATCATGGAGCAAAGCCAAAAGGATCCGCTGGTTACTCGGGAGCAAATCATACATTTCTTGGAAATCTTCCGATGTGGAGATGCTCGGGATCCTTCCTATCGAAAAAGAATCATCGATGCCATGGTAAATGCTGTGTATGTCTATGAAGATAGGATCGTCATAACATACAACTATACAAAAGGCAGGAACGGAAAAGCTGAATTGAAAAAGGTTGAAAAGGCTGTAGAAGCTGCCGAGGAAATGGAGGCCAAGTGTTCGGCAAGACTCTCCTATGCTCCACCACGTCGCATCAAGCGACATTGA